CGTGGTGCCGCTGAAAACGGCATGGGCTGAATGGATCAAGGTGTGCGACTTTCGCGGGCGCCTCGATCTCTACGGGTTGCAGGAACTCTGGGCCCGCCTGATGTTCCGAGACGGTCGCGTGTTCATCGTGAAGCGGTTCCGAAAAGGCGGCGGCATAAACGCCCTTCGGCTCCAGACCTTCGATCGCGGGATGCTGGCGATTAGCAAGGTGGGCGAGCGGATTGAAGGCGGGATCGAGTATGATGAGGATTGGAATCCCCTGCGGTACCACTTCTATCGCACCCGCCCCGGCGGGCGTTGGTGGACGGGCGAGACTGTAGCATTTGATGCCGCAGACGTTGTTGACCTGTTCCACGCTGAAGATGCAGCGCAGACAGACGGCGTGTCCATCTACGAAAGCGTCATAAAGCGTTTGGGGGACGTCGAGGAAGGCATCGAAGCGGAGGTCGTGAAGGCCAATATTTCGGCTTGCATGGTTGGTTTCCGCTATCGTCCTCCGCTCAAAGATGGCGACGACGACGAGACGATCGGCCTCCCCGTCGAACACGGAGCCAGCGACCGGGCGCCCGTCGAAGAGTTCGTTCCCGGCATGATTGAGCAGCTGGAAGATGGCGAGCAGATCACTTTCTCCAACCCACCCCGGTCGGGTGGCATCACAGATCTAGCCCGGATCGCGCTTCTGGCGTCTGCTGCAGGTGTTGGAACGACCTATGAGCAGATGACCGGTGACCTCTCGAACGTCAATTTCTCCAGCTACAAAGCTGGTCGGCTCGAATTCAATCGGACCATCGGCCGGGTCCAGTTTCTCACCTTCATTCCCGTCTGCCTTGATCGCGTGTGGGGGTGGTTTCACGGCTGGGGCGTCGAGGTCGGGCGCTGGCCCGATAAGGCGGCGCCGATCACATGGACGCCGCCGCCGATCGAGTCCATCGACCGCTTGGGCGACGTTGAAGCCGACATCCTGGAGATGGAGGCCGGCCTCGAAAGTCGCGAAAATCTGCTTTCCGGTCGCGGTTATGACCAGGATGAACTGCTCGCGCAGATAAAGTCTGGGCGAGAGAAAGCGGACGGTATGAGCTTCAAGGGTGACATGGTTGCCCAGCCTGAGGGTGAGCCCCTCCCGGCCGCCGACGATAGTCGCGCAATCAATGCGCTGGTGCGCGTCCTTGCGCGCATGATGGAGCGGTCGCGCGCCCGCGCCGCCTGACAGGAGCCTGAACATGAAGGATAAGCAGCCTGCATCGCGGGCCGATGATACGCGCCAGCGCCGTGACGCTCCCCCACTGGAGCCAAGCGCGGCGCCTGAGCCTCGCATTCCCGAAACGCCGGTACGCACGCCTGAGCGTCCGGGCGGCGGCCCTCCCGGTATAATGACCCGTCACGGACCAACCGAAGGCGATGCAGCCGAGCAGCGGCAGCCCCAGGTTGGCGGCCGCGGCATCCGGTCCCTAACCGTGGCACCGGAAAGCTACGATGCTGCGGCGCGCACTGTTCGCGCCGTCCTGTCGGTCGGCACTCCGGTCCGCCGCTATTATTTCACTGAAGAACTCGAGATCAGCGAGGAAGCGATTGATCTCAATCGCGTTTCTGCCGGGATTTGCCCGCTGCTGGATGCGCACAATCAGAACACCGTGGGCGCGCAGTTGGGCCGCATCACCGATGTTGCCATCGAGAACGGCGAACTGGTCGGCACGCTGCTGTTCAACGATACCGATGCTGGACGAGCAGTCGAAGCGCGTGTGGCCGCTGGCGAGCTGCGCGCGATCTCCATCGGCTACCGCGTCACGAAATGGCAGATCACCGCCACCGACGATTCCGGACACGAGACTTGGCGCGCTGTCGCCTGGGAGCTTCTTGAAGCGAGCCTCGTCCCCGTTCCCGCCGATCCGAACGCCGTGGTTCGATCCGCACAAGGGCAGACTGTTCACGGCGGCAGCCAGGAGGAAGAAGATATGAACCGGAGTGCTCCGGGCGGCGGTGTCGCCCATCCCAACGCCAATCGTGGCGCGGCGCCGGCCGCACCCGCACCGGGCGACACGACCATTGTCGTCGAGCCCAATGGCGCCACCCGCGCCGAGCCTCATGGCGATGCCCCGCAGCAGCGTGCCACGCCGACCATTGCCGCATCCCGCATCCTCGAACTGTGCGGGCGTTCGGCGGAGCTGGGTGGCGATTTCCAGCGCGATCTGATCCGCGACAGCGAAGCGGGCACGCTCACCGAAGCTTCGATGCAGGAGCGCATCGCAAATCAGCTGATCGAATCCCGCCAGCGTCCCAGCATCGACGCGCGAGCCGCCGCGCATGGGACTGACGACGCAAGCTATCGCCAGGCAATCGCCGACGCGGTCACGCTGCGTGCGCATCCGTCGGATGCGCTGGATGACGACGCCAGCCGGCCGGCCGCTCAGCGCATTGCCGCCGCCCGCGACTTCCGCGGCATGACGCTCATGGAGTTGGCGCGCTTCCATCTGGGTCGCGAAGGCTCTGACACGCGCGGCATGGGCCGGCTGGAAATCGCCGGGGCTGCTCTTGGTATGCAGCGCTTCGGCGCCCTGACCACCAGCGACTTCGCCTATGCCCTCGCGGCAGCCGCCAACCGTCGTGTGCGTCAGGCATTTGCCGCGGCGCCGCAGACCTTCCGCAGCTGGATCAGCACCGACACGCTGCCGGACTTCAAGCCGAACCAGATCATCAGCCTGGGCGACGCCCCGGCGCTGCTGCTGGTTCCCGAGATGGGCGAATTCCAGCGCGGGGCTATCACCGATACCGGTCTGAACTATCGTCTCCAGACCTATGGCCGCGTGATCGCGATCAGTCGCCAGGCGATCGTCAACGACGACAAGGGCCTGTTCGGTCGTATCCCGACGATGTTCGGCCGGAAGGCGGCGGATCTGGAATCGGATCTGGTCTATGGCACGCTGCTGTCGAACCCGCTCATGGGCGACGGAAAGGCGCTCTTCCACACCGATCACGGCAATCTCGCCGCGAGCGGCAGCGCCATCACCGTCGCTTCGGTGTCTGCCGGCGAAGTCGCCATGCTTCAGCAGAAGAACGACGACGGGAATATTCTGAGCCTGCGCCCGGAATTCCTCATCGTCGGACCGCTGCAGAAGGTTGCTGCCCAGGTCTTCCTGACGGCGGTCAATTCGACCAAGACTTCGGACGTCAACCCCTACCCCGGCAATCTGCAACTGGTCGTGGAACCGCGCGCCCGTGCGGTGATCACCGGCTATCAGTGGTTCCTTGCCACGTCGCCGGATGCTTTCGAGACGCTCGTCCTGGCACATCTGGATGGGCAGGAAGAGCTCTTCACCGAAACCCGCGTCGGCTTCGATGTCGATGGCGTCGAAGAGAAGGCCCGCCTCGATGTCGGGGCTGCGGCGATCGATCACCGCGGCCTCTACAAAAACCCCGGCGCCGCGCCGGCCTGAGCCTAGCGAGGGCCGGGATCGCCCAGCCCTCGATCATCACATCATCAACGGCGCCGCCGCGCGGCGTGGAGACACGAAATGCCGGAAATCAAATTGAACGGTCCCGCCGTCGTCAGCGGCGCGATCCGCTATCCGACCGAAGGTCTTATCCCAGTCACCGAAGGAGTGAGC